TTCCGATACGGCTCTAGATGATTTGACGATTGCTAACGCAGTAGCAGATTGGGCGAAGGCTTACGATGTTACCGAGATCGCCTATTCCAAGAATACTGGGCAAGCAGTTGCCGCCCGATTGCTATCTGCTGGCATAGTTACAACCGCTATTGACGGCAGGGCTTTTGCTATGGCTTGCGATCAAATGCTTAGCGCTATGGAACACCAGCGATTGGTGCATAAAGACGAAGTAACCTTTAACAAACATATCTCGGCTTGCGCCCGAATCCCATTTGCCGAAGGTGGCTGGCTTATCGGTAGGCGCGCTTCTAATGCGAATGTAACTGGCGCAGTTGCCGCAGCTATGGCAATCTCATTAGCAAGTAAACCGATTTCAGATATTGATGTAATAAGCGTGTAACGCTTGTAATAAAATGTAAACTATGGTATAATGACCCCCTATGGGGCTACGCGATCAATTCCGTCTTTTAACAACAGCTGATTTAATTCAAGCGCAGGACAACGCAGATCTAGTAGCCTCTCTTGCCCCAGTTAATACCTCTAATGGTTATTATTTCAATTATGGTAATGTCGCAGCTGTTGATCGCAATACCGCAATGCAGGTTCCAGCGCTCGCACGAGCTAGGAATATCATTTGCGGCACAATCGGGAGCCTACCTCTAGAGACACGCTTGCGAGCAGATAACACTTATGTTCAATCGCCGCGAGTAATCAATCAGCCAGACCCACGCGTTGCTGGTTCTGCTGTATGGTTTTGGGTTGCTGAGGATTTACTATTTTACGGCGTGTCGTATGGTTTAGTTACCGAAGTATTTCAGGAATTCCCTAATCGCGTTAAGTCTTGGACGCGCATAGTTCCAAGCCGCGTTACAGTTCAATACAATACGGATTCTACCGAAGTTACTGGCTACACAGTAGATGGCAAGTTCGTCCCAGATCAAGGTGTTGGCTCGTTAGTCGTATTTTACGGATTAGACGAAGGCATACTAGCTAGAGGCGGACGGACAATACGAACCGCGCACGAACTTGAGAAGGCATCTTACAATTTCGCGCAAGAGCCAGTTCCATCTATGGCGCTAAAGTCTAATGGCGTGAATTTGCCAGCAGAACGTATTACTAAACTACTCGAATCTTGGAAGGCTGCTCGCCAATCTCGATCTACAGCATTTCTCAATGCTGATATTGAGCTACAACAGTTTGGACACAATCCACGCGACTTGCAATTAGTCGAAGCACGCCAATATCTTGCAACTGAGATTGCTCGACTATGTAATATGCCTGCTTGGTATCTAAACGCTGATCCTGCTGGCTCGATGACTTATTCCAATGTCTCTCAGAGCCGCCGCGATCTAATCGATATGAGTATTAAGCCAATCTTGGTCGCTATTGAGCAGCGATTGAGCCAGCCAGACTTTACCCCACAGACACAGCATGTTCGCTTTGACCTAAACGACTTCCTACGCGGCACAGCCGAGGAACGCGCTCGCGTATGGCAGATTCTCAACTCAATCGGGGCTTTAACAGTTGAGGAAATCCGAGAACTAGAGGATCTAGTATGAAAATAACAATCCCAGTATCACTTATTGCCGCCGATTCCGATGCGCGCACCATTTCTGGTCGCATCGTTACATGGGGCGAAGTTGGCAACACCAGTGCTGGCAAAACACTATTCGCCAAAGATTCCATCGCGCTAAAGCCAGTTAAATTATTTATCGATCACAATATGGATAAGCCAATCGGCAAAGTTTTAGATTTTGATGCACACGATGAAGGCATTGATGCCACTTTTAAGATTGCCAATACTCAGCGCGGTAATGATGCGTTAGTTGAGGCTATGGAAGGTCTTAAAGATGGTTTTAGTGTCGGTATCAAATTATCCGAATACGACAACACAGATGAAGGTCTAGTTGTTAAGAATAGCCAGTTAATCGAAGTAAGCCTGGTCGAATCACCAGCAATCGATTCTGCACGAGTTTCTGAGGTAGCCGCTTCAGATGATCCAACAAATGAACAGGAAGGGTCAGATATGACCGAGACTCCAGAGCTTCAGACCGAGAACGAAGTCTCGGTTGAAGCAGCTAAGGTAGAAGCAAGCGTTAAGCCAACTTCTGCCCCTGTATTCACCTCACCACGAGTTGATACAAATGTTACAGCCGGACAATATGTCCACGCACAAATCAAAGCACAGCGCGGTGATACAGATGCGCGTGATCTAGTTGCTGCTTTGGAAGTTGCAACAGTTGCCGAAAATACTGGCATGGTTCCACCAAATTATCTACGCGACATTATCGGCATTATTGACGATAGCCGCCCATTTATTAACTCAATCGAACGCGCACCATTGCCACCAAGCGGCATGAAAATATTTACACCGAAACTTGGCACGCAGGCAACAGTTGCAGTAACCGCAGAAAATGCAGAGTTCGATTCAACTGATACCACAGTTACTTTCCAAGAGGATAATGTAATCAAGATGGCAGGAGCCGGAATTATATCGGTCGAGTTGCTTGACCGATCCGAGCCCTCATTCGTGGATCTTTATCTACGTGAACTCTCTGCCTCATACGCTCAAAAAACTGATCAGTACGCATCTCAGATCGCTTCACAAAATGCTTCAGCATCTTCAGGTGCAAGCGTTTATGCAGCAATCGCTGATGGTATTTCAGATTCTTATGGCGTAATGCGCTTCACACCTAACCGACTATTGGTTGCACCTTCAGGTGGTACCAACAATATCGACTTTGCTGGTTTGCTAGGCGCAGTTGATTCTGCTGGACGTCCACTATACGCAGCCGCGCTACCTCAGAACGCTAACGGTTTGATCTCGCAAGGCTCCACCGCTGGTACGGTTGCTGGTTTATCACTTGTTGTTGATCCAAACTACACCGGTGATGATCTAAATGCTAAGCATGCTTTGGTTTACCCATCTGCTGCTATGCGATTCCATGAATCCGGCACAGTTCAACTTCGTGCTAACGTTGTTGCTAACGGTCAGATCGAAATTGGCATCTATGGATATATTGCAGTCGTCAATCGTTATCCAACCGCTTTCCGTAAGTTAGCAGTAGCCTAATTAACTAGATCGAGGGGCGGGCGTGTTCTCCCGAGCGCTCGCCTCTCACCAAAGGAGTAGATATGCCAACGATTATTACAGCAACCCAGTTGCGTAGTGTCCTTGGCGTATCCAGTTCACTCTATAACGATGACTATCTGAATCAGATCATAGACAGCGCAGAAGCAGTAGTGCTTCCAATGCTAGTCTCATATTCATCGCCAATATCGGGGGTCAAATTAGAATCTAATGTTGCTTACTTTTATGTTGAGCGCAGCAAGTTTAACGAATCGCAATCGGTAGTTATCGCTGGCGTTGGCGCACCATTTAATGGCACACACACAATCACAGCATTAGGTGATGGCTACTTTAACGCCGCAATCACCAATGCCGATATTAAGTTTAGAGAAGTTATTCCAAGTGGCACAGCGACACTATCTGGCGCAGCTACTTATGTCGGGAACGATGCGGTCGAATCTGCAATCTATGTAGTCTCAACTGAGATATTTCAGAGCAGAACCGCAGCTGGTGGTCAAATCGAGGGCGTAGATTTTGCCCCAACCCCTTATCGTATGGGCAAATCGCTTTTAAGCCGCGTATCAGGGCTTCTCGCGCCATATCTCGATGAGGGTGCAATATGCCAATAGCAGATACCCGAAACGCGCTCAAAACGGCTTTGGCTGGCGTTACAGCGAATGTTTATGACCATGTGCCAGAAGTGGTATTACCACCAGCAGTAGTTGTAGTTCCAGATTCACCTTATGCTGAAATTGAAACTATTAGCAAGACTACGATTCGCACAAAGTTAAATTATAGCCTAACGCTATGCGTGGCTTATCACTCAAACGCAGCAGCTCTGGACAATCTAGAGAAGTTGTGGCTACAGGTTTTGGCGGCGTTGCCTGCCAATTATGTTGTCGGTGTCTTGGAAAAGCCATCGGTAACGCAGGTCGGTGCTAGCGAATTGCTAGTTGCTGATTTTAATGTATCTACCTACTACACGAATTGAGGAAATATGGCGACAGTCGTATTGACTGGTAGAGATGTAACTCTATCATTCTCAGGTGGAACTGATGTTGAAGCGCAGGCAACTTCCGCAGTTCTAACCAAGACCAACGACCGACAAATCTACCAAACATTGGACGGCGAAGCATACGCCACCACCAATGTTGAAGCGGTTTTTGATCTAGAAATGCTTGCCGATTGGGGCAAAGCAAATAGTGTTTGCGAGGCTCTATGGGCAGCAGCAGAGACACCAGAAACACCAATCACAATTACTATGACCGCTGCAACTGGCGCTCAGTTTGTGTTCGATATTCTGCCAGAGTATCCAACCGCTGGTGGCGCTGGAACTGATGCTCAAACAGTATCATTCAGCTTCAAGGTATCACAGGGTTCAGTAACCGAAACCTTTAGCTAAACCAAACCTAACTGATCGGGGGATCAAATGAAACTACAACTGAATATAACCTACAACAACAATGAGCAGGTCTTGGCAGTTGTTCAGGCATCTGACTGGCGCAGGTGGGAACTTGAAACCAAGCAAAAGATGACCAATGCCGAGTTAGGTATGAGCGATCTACTATTCCTAGCTCACACCAGCCTAAAGCGATCTAGCGATAAGCCAGTCAAGCCGCTAGATGCTTGGTGTGATGGAGTAGCTGATATCGAGGTGGTCGATGCGACTGCAAACCCCACGAGCGCGGTAGCCTCAACCGACTAATAGTTGAACTGGCTATCGCAACGCAAATCCCGATGCCATATTGGGATAACGCAGAGGATATTCTCACAGCACTAGAGATACTAAAGGAACGAAGTGGCGGATAAAGTGCAAGTCGAATACGACAAGCAAGATATTCGACAAATCCTGCGAGCATTTAAGGCTATGAGCGATGAGGCTATTGCCAAGTCAAAAGAAGTATCTAGCGCACTAGCTGATAAGGCTGCTGGCAAGATTCGCAATTATGCAGTTGGTAGCAGATACATCGCATCGAGCCGAGTTGCAGACAATGTAAAAATTAGCAAGTCAAGCAAGATTGGTGAATTTGCTTACGGCTACAAATCTCAGCGATTCTTTAGTGGTGGCGCATCAACCTTAGATATGGTTTATGGATTGGAGTTTGGTTCTAACCAATACCCACAATTCCCACCACGCCGCAAAGAAGGTTATTTTATTTATCCGACTTTGCGTAAGTTACAACCCGAGATTATTAAAGATTGGGAAAAGGCATTTACTGAAATACTTAAGGAGTTTGACTAATGGCTGGTAGTAGAACGCTAAAGTTAAATATCCTTGCCGAAACAGCCTCACTTATTCGCGGTCTTAATGATGCCGATAAAGCAACTAGAACTGCTGGCGATAAGATCAAGAAGGGTTTCAAGATTGCGGCGGCTGCTATTGCCGCTGCTGGCGCTGCTGCTATTGCATTTGGCGCTAAAGCGATCCAAGCAGCTGAGCAAGCCGCTACTGCTAATGCTCGAATTGCACAG